AAAAGATAAGCAAGCCTCCATGAAAATATCAGGATCAACTCCATCATCCATTGCATTTGCAAACAACTCCCTGAGAGCATCTAAAGCCTCGATGTGCGCTTCACTTTTAACTTGAATCTCTACCATCTTTTCTCTCCAATCGTTGGACTTCAGCTATTGCATAAAACAATATCTTCTTCGCATCACGCAGCTGATCACTGTGAGATGCTTGGCCATATCTATAACATGCCCTGAATATTTCACCAATCTGCGCATTCATATCCTTATGTGATATCAAATGCTGTAATTCTTTGGCGTACCCAGGTAGCTCGTAGTACGAAGCAGTGCTTCCGTCTGACTTAACTTTCTGCTGCTCAGTCATTACTTAGTCCTCCAGATCCTGTAACCAGATATAGAGCCATCATCCTTGTAATATGTTTTTGTCTTGGGGCTTAGGTCGTACTTATACATTTTAGTTTTTATAGCATTTACTTTATTACGAGCTTCGCTTTTAACCATGCCTCTCTTATCTCTAGAGATTGAATTTTCAGTTTCTTCAATCCATCTACAATCACCAACCTCTGGAAATAATTTAAGAAACTTTACTTTGCCTTTGCTGTTTGAGTCTTCCATACCTATCGGGACGTTCTTTTCTAACTCGCCATAATCTTCACTCATCTCTATTAACCCTCCTTGCAGTTGCCCCTAACACTTGGGCAGAAGCGGGTATGTGTTTTTGAATGTCAGCAAAAGGAATGTTTTCTATCTTGGCTACTTCAACTTTGCCATCGATCCTGTACTCAACTTCCATATCAAACTTTGCTGGTTCCATGGGTTAGCTCCCAAGAGATAGATGTATGAACTTCTTTCTGTCGAGCAGCCCTATATCAAAGTCAACTTCTCTAAGCCCCTCGATGAACACCCCATGGTAGCCACAAAGATTAAGCAGTTCAGCGGCGGCTTCCTGAACTGAGTCAATATCAACCAGGCCGTCCTTGATGATGACCTTATGGGTAGAAACGTAATACACATATTCCATCCTGTTCCAGACCACTCTGCCGTCTGATGAGGTAGATTCAACTTTATCGTAGTGATCTAGGATCAAGCCATACTCACCGTCTTTAAAGTCACCAACCGCTTGGTACTTAATTGTTTTGTCTTCGCTTTCGTATACATGACCCACGTTGTTATCATCAAGAGACCACCAAATGTCATCAGCTACATAAGCTTGTTTCCCTGTTAGGATTGGTTTTCCTCCAAGTTGTATGTTTATTTTGCTCATTCTTTCTCTCGATTTTTTACTGTTAGATAAATAGACTTTTGAACAAACTCACTTATTTTTTCTATTTCATTAGCGTGTTCAATAATTTTTAAACTGTGACTAGCCAAAGCGTCTGTAATCTCAAGTAAATCTTTTACCATTCCTTTTTCATCTTCGTTTAGTTCTTCCATCAATCATTCTCCTTCCGTTATGTCTTTCAAATCGACATGCAGTAATTTGTCTTGGTCATCTAAGCCCTTAACCGCCTCTGCCATTATTCTGGTGGTTTTGTCTTCTGCTTCGGTCTCGCTAGATACTTCAATCTCAATGTAGGCAGTGAGCCTGTACCGCATGCGATCAGGAGGATTAACTACCCTGTCTAAGCGCATGTAGTCTTCTTTACTGATAGCTGACTTGAGGTTCTCTATCGACATACCCAGTGCATCGATCTGGTATGTCTCAGAGAACTCTTTACATAATTCGTATAGGGAGTTCTTGGTCTTAGGCCATGAGTTTGTTTTCATGATTGCAACTCCTTGAGTCTGACTTTAGCTTTTTCCCATAGGCCATTATTTTTCCATTCAAGATATTCCTCCAATGGTTTTTTGTTAGGCGGCTCACTGATGTCAGAAATAAACATATCTTTTACGCGAACCCCTCCTGGTTCTGGTCGCTCAAGAGGTAGCTCTTCTTCATCCAGTCTATTGAATCTGGGTTGATTGTCGGAAGAAAACTCCAACTCTCCCTCTTCGATTAATGAGGTGTATAAATGCCCTCGATCAATTGTTAACGCTGCGACCAGATCAGTTGGTTGATAATCAAAAATAACTTTTTTTGATCGGTAAGCTTTGATCGGAATGGTTTTATTTACTTCATAGAACCACTCGAATATAGCGGCAGAATAAACATCACCATCCTCCATCACCCACTCCATCTTGCCCAAGTATTGTTTTAAATCGTCAATGTCTTGTTCGGTTCTTAAACGATATATGTATGCTTTGTAACTCATTAATATTCTTCTTCTAAATTCTCAGTCCACATAATTGATCCAAAAGTAATGTCTACATTGATCATCTCTGAGCTACTGTCACCGCGATACAAATTCATAAGGGCTGCTTGTGCTTTGGTTAAACGATCTAACAATACTTCTTTAGGAATTTCATGCTCACCAGCTGGATTAACTGGAATGCGAGTCAGTAGTTTTTTCGGAGAGGTATAATCTTCAAAATAAATATCAATGCCCAAGTCTCGATTCATATGATACCAACGATTACTGGGATCACAGATTTGATACAACGGGCCAGTGACGTTTTCATGTTCAATCAATTGTTGTGCTTCAAAAAGCTTTCTTTCCACTTCGCCTTTGCTGTCAACTATTTGATCAATACGCTTTGTTAAAGCATCCCTAGAGTCTTCTAGGTGTTTAACTTCTTTTTCGAGATCTTCTATCCTGTCCTGTAATTCTTTCTTCAAAATCATTTCGTACCCCTTATCAATGTTTGCTTTGGTGAAGGCCCGTTTCCAACTACAAGTGGGCCAAGCTTGCTACTAACAACGATTGCTTATCTGGCGCAAGGAGCAAAAATGACAAAGCATCCAACCTGATAAGAAACCGCCCCAGTTGTATTACTCCGTTAAGACCACTCTTGCTTTTGCAGATTTGCTGCTGGCTGAGCGGGTGCTTGCTGGTTTACATCCCCAGTCGAAGCGGCGGGTTGAGTTGGCGGTGTGGACTCATGATCCGCAGGGAAGTACCCATTGATCTTGTTGTTCACATAACCGTTGTACTCTTCCTGTACCAGTTTGGCTTTGAAGTGTCTCCCCATAGCCGACTGAATCGTATCGCGAGTAATCTCAGTAGTGACCTCTATGCCCACGCCCCTAATCCAACGCTTGAGCTTGCTGTAAGCAACCTGATTCCCCACTACATAGAAGTCCCTGATGGGTCTCCTCTTCTCTAGCGCAGAATCAACAAACGCAAAGTCAACAGTCATCATATCGTTGCCGCTTGATGACCTAGCAGTATCATCGAACTCCACTGCCTTCATGAGGTACTCCCCCTCTGGCAATGGCTCCGAACCTATAGAGTCAGGCACATTGCTGACATCAATTTTCGTATCAAAAAAGCCCATGTTTTCTCCTTATGCAGCTTCTGTTGTGGTGGACGGCGCTGGGTTCAACGCCTTCTTATACGCCGTAATGAAGTCATTCCAGGACAACGGGAGTTGTTCCGGTATAGCAAGGCGTGACTTGGCTTCAAAGCCCATGGAATATCGGGTATATAAAAACCGATTGCCAGAACTCCTAGCCGTGCCGTCTGAATTCAAGGTCTTGTCGTAGTCTGCAAATAGATTGAAGTCTACCCAGTCCTTGATCAAGGCATTAACCTTCTTGTTGTTGCGCATCTGATATGCCCGATACTCCCCAACAGTCGGATCATTCACGACCTTGTCGCCAACATGCGACAAAAGAATGACATTCATTTTTCGATCAGTGTGACAGTAGTTCAATCCTTGGAGTAGATGCCTCCAAGCATTCTCTTCTGCAACATAGAAAGCACCATAAGATGCCTTGGGATCATTCGCGCTCTTCCAGTTGTTCTCTTTAATAACAAACTCTTCAGCAAGTTTCGCTGCTGCATCTGTTGTATCAAGCACAACTGTCTTGAACTGGTGGTCTTCGTTCATCAACTCAACAACTTGAGCCTTTATCTCCTCCCATGTATTTGCTACTGGGAATCGAGCAGCGTTTTTGATGAAACCCAAACCGTCTTCAGCTTGGATGAAGATAGAACCATCTGCATCCGAACCGAAGGTTGACTTGCCGATGCCATCGATGCCTTGCACGTTGATGCGTACAGGTGGGTATTCACCTTCCGCTACAACAAAGGTATCAGGCATAGTAGTCACTTGATTGAGTAAGCTCATTCAGCCTCCTTAAGTTTTTCCTGATTGATTTCTTTGATCTTATGATCACCTAGCTTGATTGAGTGTGCGCTGTGCAATGCCTCGACCATAGGGTCACCTGGGTTAGCCATGGCAAAGGCTTGGAACGCACGGTAGTTAACCTTATAAGAGGTGTTTACAGTGACACAGTCAGGCCAGTCATCTTGTGGTGTATCAGATAAAACTTTTTCAAGGCGATCTTGATCCCAAACATGATCCCGTTTGCTTTCAATGGTTATGCCGTGATTAGTTTGCTGTCCACCCTCATTGCTAAGAAGAAGCTTGAGGTCTGATACTTCTTTTGTATCTAAAAGATCTTGTTCGATCTTCTTAATGTAAGTACCAAGTTCCTTTTGCTTTTGCTTTGCTGATATATACTGATAAGCCAAACATCTATAGTTACTCATAAACTAAATCCTATATTCTCAAACTTTTCTACACTCTCAACAAAACGAACCTTAATGGGATGATTATAATATATCAAGTACTTTTTTAAATAATTTGAAAAAAAGTTTAAACAGGTATAAAGTCCATCAAACCGACATAGGAGTCCGTATGCAATTTCAGATAGAAAAAAATTCTCCGATACCAGGTCGCAAGAAGGGATGGGGGAAATGGCAGAAGATAATAGAAGAAATGGATCTTGGTGATGCTGTAATACTAGAAGACGATGAAAACCTGACTGCTTACCATGGCTTAAGAAGAGCTGGTATGGGGATGGGCTTTAAGATTTCTATGCGCACGCTCGATGATGGCAAGATCAAGGTGTGGAAGCAGGAAGCAATAGAAGATACCGAGTGATGCCTTTCTTTCTGGACAAGCAGTCTGGAGAGATGTCTCCAGAAGCAAAGGAAGAACTGCTTCTTGATATGTGGGACTACGGGATGCACATCATTCCGTGTGGATCACCAACAGAAGTAGTACCTAAATATTTTTCTGATCGCAATCCGTTCACGCCAGAGGATGAGCTACGCCGCAAGTGGAGCAAGACCCCAAGAGGTGTGCGCTGGCAGTCGTATCAAAAGACTCAGCCATCGAGGGAGGAGATCTCTCACTGGCACAACCAGTATCCGCAAGCGAACTGGGCAGCGATCACAGGGATCAACTTTGTTGTAGTCGATTCAGACAGTGAGGAAGGAACCAACTGGATCAAAGCGGGTGGCATTAGCCGTACCCCTATGATGCAGAAGTCACCAAGCGGTGGCTGTCACTTCTTCTATAGCGTCCCGCCTCATCGTGCAGTGCGAAACAGTGTCGGTAAGAACAAGATCGATGTGCGTGGAGAGGGCGGCTACATCATGTTTGTGCCTTCGTTCAACTACGAGATCGAATACGATGACAGCTTTGTCATGACTAACTTCGATGAGCTACCCATGCTCACAGAGGAAGATGTCCAGAAGATTTACGACTTCAACAACGATGGTAAGGTCGAGACCCTCAGAGAGAAGCTGACTGAAGATCCCAGGGTAGAGGGCAGTCGTAACGATACGTTAGCCAGGTTAGTTGGCAAGTGGATTAAAGAAGGCTGGGGTATGCGCGAGGTAATGATCAAAGCGCATGACTGGAACCAGACCTGCCAACCCCCCATGGACTTGGTTGAAACCACCAGGACAACTGCCTCGATCATCAGCGGTCACATTAAAAGACACCCAGAAGACGTTGACTCCGGTGTCCTGCACTGGAACACCTCGACATGGAACACAGAGATCAGTGAAGACCTCAAAGAAATACAAGAGGTTGTGGTTGAGGAAGAGGTTGAAAAGAAGCCTGAGTCTGGACCCTTGGGGTTACGACCGTTCAGTGATAAAGAATGGTTAGAGCTCGAAGATAATTTAATCGAGCAGTTCTGGGGTGATGCATTTATATTTGAGAAGAGCAGGGTGCTTTTGCTGGGTAAGCCCAAGATTGGTAAGTCAAACTGGCTGGGTGCATTTGCAGCTGGGGCCACAACAGGCACAGACTTCATGGATGTACCGTTCAGTAGACCGCTCAAGGTGGTGTGGTTTCAGGCAGAGATCATTGCCGAGTTTCTCAAGCGCAGAATTGAATTGTATTACAGACGGTTCGCAGGGGATGATGATCTCAGGCGAATGGGATTTGATAACCTAATCATCAGTGGTCGGCTACGAAAGAACCTCATGAAGGACGCAGACATACAGGCATTCAGTGATGAGGTGGCGTTTCATGAGCCTGACATCGTGATGATTGACCCTGTCATTAACTTCTTTGACGGGGAAGAGAACAACAACAGTGACATCCGTAGGCTGATGGACCGGATCGATATGCTCATGGAGATGAACAACGTGTCGGTTATCCTGGCCCATCACACGGGCAAGGAACGCGCGGATGACAAGACGTTCATGTCAGCACGGGGTGGGTCCGTGTTCGCAGGATGGTTTGACTCAGGCATCAAGCTCAGTGGAGAGAAGCCTGAAGTCAGCATGTTCTACGAAGCGCGTAACGCAAAAGAACCTGAAGAACATCTCGCCCACTTCAACTTTGATGAAGGCATGTGGAAGGTTAACGAGTGGACACCAAGAGAAAAGAAACAGTTAAGTGATGAGGATGAGATAAAGATAGCGAATGTGGTGGTTAATTCAATGAGCAGCACAACATTCTATAGACGCAAAGAACTTGAGATCCTTGCACAGCAAGCTTTGAGCGATGAGAAGCTACCCAGCGGTAACAAGGCCGCACAGAAAGCTGTTAGCTATGTGCAGAAGTACAAGGGTAATATAGTCAAGACGCATGCAGTGCCTGGTCAGGCAGTGTGGCACTATCTTGAATCAAACGAAATGCAACGACCTTGGGACGATTAGGGATGAATAAAAGAAAAGATATAATTTTTAAACAGAAACTTTCAGGTAGAACCTATGCAAGTATTGCGGAAGAACACGGAATATCTAGGGCAAATGTTAGATCTATCTTCAAAAAAGAATTATTTGATAGAGGAGTTTTTTTTGAAAGAGAAAACAAACTTCTCGCTGAAGAGAATGAATTTCTAAAAAAAGAAAATGAAAGGTTAAAAGAATTGAATGGATACAAAGAAACTCACAATCATTAGCCTCGGAGCAGGTGTGCAGTCAAGTGCCATGGCTCTTATGGCAGCGAAGGGGGAGATCACCCCCCTGCCAGACTATGCGATCTTTGCAGACACTATGGCCGAACCCAAGGCGGTATACGACTGGCTCGATTGGCTCGAAGAACAGCTGCCTTTCCCTGTAATACGGGTGAGCAAGGGCAATCTGTACGAGGATATCATGGACGGAACAAAGCGATTCGCTACGCCTCCGTTCTTTACGAGCAGTCCTGAAGGTCTGGGTGAGGGTCTGTTGCGCAGGCAGTGTACGACTGAGTACAAGATCGTACCCATCATCAAGAAAATCCGTGAACTGGCAGGGTACAAGCCCCGTCAGCGCATACCTGCTGATCATGTAGAGCAGTGGATAGGCATCTCTCAGGATGAGATACAGCGCATGAAGGATGCTAATGAGAAGTGGATTAACAATCGATGGCCGCTGCTTGAGTTAAGGATGAGTAGGTTACAGTGCCTTGAGTGGATGAGAGACAACGGCTACAACGAGTTACCCTCGAAGAGCGCGTGTACCTTCTGCCCTTATCACAGTAACAAAGCATGGCGTGACATGCAGTCAAATGACCCAGACTCCTGGGAGCAGGCAGTCGAGGTGGACAACAGGATACGAAAGGGATTCAGCAAGACAACTCAGAAGCTGTATCTGCACCGTAGCCTGGTGCCGCTCAATCAGGCTGACCTAGCTGACCCAGCGAAGGATCAGATTACATTTAGTTTCATGGATGAGTGCGATGGGATGTGCGGAATTTAAAAAAACCTCACTGTCATAGAGAGAGTGGCCTCGGTTGAGGGGGAGTAACTCGGAGATTCTGACAGTGAGGTTACACCCAAAGCAAAAGGGTGAGCGCATCTTAACACCGAGAAAGGAAAAGAAGCAATGCCGAAAGTGACAATTGAAATAGAGTTGACGGAGCAAAGAATCAATCGAGTGATTGAGATGTTCGAGGAAATGGATGAAACCCTGGCTGAGATGAGGAAGATCTCGCAGGAGTTGAAGGAGATAACCCAAAGCAAAGGAGAACGAAATGAAACTACAAAGGAACATGAATAGACCTGCTGTCTATGCTCTGTTCAAGGATGAGAAGATTGTCTACATAGGTCAAAGCATCAATGCTTACAGCCGAATTGGTAGTCACAATAAAGACAAGGACTTTGATTACTTCAGGATCATGCCGTGCTTGAAGCATCGAATGAATAACTGGGAAGAGATGTTAATTCAGCGATACAAACCCAAGTACAACAAGTCGGGGTTGAAGCATTCTTTCAGACCTATGTATCGTAAGAGCGATAGACATAAAGATAGGATACAAAACAATCGGGTCGTGGATATGAGAGAGTATGGAGGGGGTATTACCTTCAGGTCTAACACTAGTACTGGTATCGTTTTTCATACTAGTAGCGATAGCGCGAGCCTCTTTATTAATTCAGGTAATTCAGAAAGTGCCTTTACTGGTATCGGGTACTCTAATTAAGTTAGGAGGGAAAGTTAAAGTGAATTCTAGGTTCGGGATCGACTTACTTTTGGGCAAAAAGGTAGGGTCAAGGGGTGTTTTTCAATTTGACCCTACCCCTGTGGATAAGTCGGTAAGTTGTTGATTTATATAGTAGGGTCAGTAGGGTCAGTAGGGTCAGAGTGACCCACCGTGACCCTTGACCCTACCCCTACCTAAGTCATTGATTTATAAGGGTGGGTCAAGGGTCAGTAGGGTCACCTCTAAAGAGGGGGAGAGAACTCTTAATAGTTCTCCCCAACGGGAACCCTCCCTCTCCCCTCTTTGAGGAAGGAAAAAAAAATGAAAAAATTTTTTGGGATTGAAGCGAAAATGAGAATGAGATATGCAAGTTCGACTCCAGTTAGCAAGTCGAAAGAAAGCTTGAGAGAGGAGCTTGCTGATATGGTGGATGAGTATTTGAAGGAGGGTGGTGTGATTGAGCAGGTTCCGATTCATGTCAATGCGAATTATCGAAAGTCGAAAACCAGGCCAGGGTTTGATCGTGAAAAAATATTGTTGAATGAACAAAAACATTTGCATTAGAATCGCAATCATGACTACAGCACAAAAGCTACAGCCGATTGAAGTTGATCAAGATATTTTAAATGATCCTCATCAGCATGCTCTGAGGAAAGAGCGAGAGATTCCTTTGAGCAAGATGCAACAGAAGTTTGTGCAGTTGTATGTCTACCAGGATTTGACTAATGCAGAGTGCGCTCATCGTGCAGGCTACTCACACCCAGCTGAAGTTGCTACCCAACTCTTGCGCCATCCCAAGTTCGCCCATATTCAGGAGAAGATCAGGCAGCTTCAAGAAGGTGAGCAGAAGAAGTATGAGATTACTTTTGAGAGGGTTGCGCGTGATCTTCAGGAGATTAGAGACCGTGCTGTTGAGGAAGGTAAGTACAGTGCGGCTGTACAGGCAGAGCTTGGAAGAGCAAAGCTTGCAGGCTTGATGGTTGAGAAGAAGGAGATCAAGCACGGTCGTATTGATCAGATGGATCGCGAAGAGGTTGAGGCAAGGTTGATGAAGCTGATTGAGTCCAACAACCTTGCGCCCGAACTTGCGACCCAAATCTCACCTGAAGAAAATCCAGGTGAGATTGATGAAGAAATCTTTGATGAGGATTTGCTCGATGAAGATATTATTGAGGGGGAGATTGAGGAGATTTCACCAAGCGAAACGCCCTGAAGTCTTTCCCCTTCCTGTCCAAAGGAGTCAGCGGTTTCTTTTTCTTTGACGCATTCCGAGCTCTCCATGCTTTCAAGCGATGAGCAGGAGAGCAGAACTTGGCGTTCACTTGCACACTCTTGAATGGTATACCGCACCACTCGCAGGTGAAGTTTCTTTCTTTCTTGAATTCATGTAGCGAGCTTGAGTTATCCCTCAAGCCGCCACTGCTTTGCTTCTTACCTGCCACTACGCATCTCCTTGTCTGCCTCGATGACTAGTTCGCCTATTGCCTGTATCAACTGAGGCACAACGGCATTGCCTAATCCTTTAATTCTGTCCACCCGATTGGGAACCCCATCAGCCACTCGACCCACGCAGGGTTCAGCTGACCAGACTGCTCGGTCTTCGCAACCACTTCGTTCAAAGGTCGAGAGTTCCGATTGTGCGTGTTCTCTGAAGCCTTGCCCGATCTCCAGTCCCTCGCCGTAGCTGTTGGCCACATCTTGACTGCTGTTGCCAGACCATCCCCAGCTTTTTTGCTGATCCCCTTTTTGTTGTAGTTCCCGTGGACTGTTGGTGTTGGCCATAGATTGTGACGGGCCATCGTGTGGAGTGATGGCTTTCCTGCCTGCTTGAATGTTGTCCCGTCCTTGCGCTTGCCGTTCTGGGATGTTCCATACTGCTGGGCTGTTGGAGTAGGCAACAAGGAAGATTCTGTCTCTTCGGTGCTTTGCATCGACGGCAACAGCCGGTAATACGAATTTCCTGACTTCGTAATGTTCTCTTTCCAGGTCAGCTTGCACATCGTCGAGTGCCATATTGATGAACCCAAAAACATTCTCTCCAATAACCCATCTTGGTTTGGATTCTTTGATGACTCTAAGCATTTCAGGCCAGAGATGGCGGTCATCGTTTGCGCCCTTCCGTTTTCCTGCAACTGAGAATGGTTGGCAGGGGAATCCTCCTGCCACAAGGTCAATTGAATTCCGATATTCTTTTCCATCTAGGTTCCTTATGTCTTCATGGATTGTTAGGTCAGGCCAATGCTTGGCCAGTATCTTTCGGCAGTAGGGGTCTTTCTCACACATGGCTACAGTGGACATCTCTGCCCACTCCAACCCTAATGAGAAGCCGCCAATACCTGAGAAGAGATCAAGTACTTTCATTCGACCTCCTCTACTGTAATCGTATCGGTCTCGAACTCTTCAAAATCCGGATCATCTTCGGTTGTTGAAACAATCTCTTCAGCTTGCTCCCAATCCTCAGCTTGAACGTAATAAATCTGCTTATAGCCGCTCGTCACGGTGACTTTGAATTCAGGCATTACTCTTCTCCTTCAAGATGTTCAAGTATCAGCAACCAAGCTTCATCAATCTTCTTGGCTTGATCAGAATCCCTTCCAATGGAATCATCAACAGCGGCTACCAGTGCGTCATGAATAATTATTTTTGCTTCGGCTAGTTCTTCCTGCTCACGCCAGTCTTTTTCTTCGTAGTAGGTGTTGTCATCATGAGCTTCATGAGTAGCAATGTAGCCAATGAGATTGACGTAGTGATGGGGAGGTCCGTAGCACCATGTGCCCTCACACTCAGTGACAGACCAGATGTGTGACTCATCATATCCACTACGCTTCTTGGCATCTGCTACGGTTGAGAATAAACCGCCATGTTGCTCCCTGATTTCATCGAAGGGAAAATCCTGTTCATGAATTATTGCTTCACTCATTATTCTTTCTCCATCTGTTCCCAACAAACAATGGCATCTGACATTCCCTTGTTGAGAGCTTTTAATATTTCAGAGTCGTATTCATCTTCAGCGGATTGCACAATGAATCCATCTTTCGGAGAGAACATCAGTAACCATCCTTCACAGCCGCCATCACTTATCTCTGCGCGACGACCATCTGTCCCGTGGAAACTGAGATCCAGATTTTTTCCCAGTTCAATGCCAGCTAGTAAAGCCGCAAATTCATTTTGTGTTTTAATCTTCATTGTTGTTCTCCTTTTTATTTACCCTTCGGTAGATAGTTAATTAAAAATTTCTTTGCATCTGTTTCTGCAATTAGTCTCAACATTTCATAGAGAGGCACGTCTGTTGAAAGCAAATCCTCTTTGATTTGTTCGCATACTTTGTCAGCAAGTTGTTCGCTATTCATAGTTTTTCTCCTTCATTGGGGTTGCTTGCCACTCACCACCAAGATAATTAATGGTCAGTATTTCATCCTCATGATAGGTGTGGTCACGCATGAATTTGTTTACCTCTTTGACAAGGTCAGCGAGATTGAAGGCAGACCTTTCGCAAGACACACCGTCAACCATTTGTATCGAATACCATTTGAGATCGCTCATTAAAGCTTCCTCCAGTAGTAGTAGGCTTCCGCTTCGGGAATGTCGTTGAAAAATAAAGCGTGAACTTGTTCTTTCCTGTACACAGCTAACGCTTCGGGTGTTGGTTTCTGGTTGTATTGAAAAACCTTCTTGAGTCTCTTGTCGTAACAGATGGTTTTGGTTTTCATCTTGTTGCGCATCTGTTTCAGAGCAAAGTATTCGTTCATCAAATCATTGATTAACTCATCTAACAGATAACTTCTTTCATCAAAGGAGAAACTAGTTTTTTCTTTTTCATAGTCAGCGGCAATCTTTATTGCTCGTTCAAACTGACGTTTGAATTCATGATGACTCTGACCTCTGGTGTGGTAGTACTGGTTAAGTTCACCTTTACCATCGTTGGATACCTTCATGGCACGTTTGCCGTACATGTAGATTGTTGCTTGGAATAGGTGTGTTGCCTTGCTATACCTTGAAGAATATTTGATGTTCTTCAGAGTGATAGGGGTTTTGTTGCCGACTAACTCCAGTGCTGGGTCATCGGGCTTGGGTTGGAATGCTTCCATTCGTATCTCCTATTTGCTTTGTGGTTTCCTAAGAATAGTGCATTGCTATCTCAAAAACAACGCTTTTTAATATCTGTTATAAAAATGTAGGTATTGGGTGTATATGGGGGGTGGGAATCGCGCCCCTCCCCTCCCTCTCTCTGTGTACAGGAGGATTTGACCCTTCCTCCCCTCTACCCCACACCCCCTCCGCTTGCGGCCTCCTGCGCGCCCCTGCGTGCGCCTGCGGGCTTGCGCCCTCTTGGGTTTTTTTTGGGGTGGGCTTGCGGCCTCGCGCTGTCATATGCGAGAGCTCGGCAGGCTTGCGGCCTTGAGCTGTTATATATTGCTTGCGGCCTAACACGATCCAAAAATTCGGATCGGCTTGCGACCTTGATCGAGGCGCTGCTCGATGCGGGTGCGAGTTTTTCCAGGCAGAACATTTTCCAGGCCAGGTGGGAGGGTGAGCTCTCGCTCACTCCACCTCCGTAGCTGGTATTAAGATTGTTTTGGTATGGATTACGAATCCAGTATTGTCTTTCTTCGCATCGCCCTTCGCCTTCAATCCGATTATCTTTTTGCCAGCGTACAGGTTAATCAAATCGGATTTGTCGCCATCAATTACTTCACGCCCTAAGAACTCATCCGGAAATGGCCCATTGAATACGGCGCTGATCGGCGCGTCGGTTTTGAGCGCCGCCTTTACTTGGTTCTGGTATTTCTGCACGCCACTAAATGAAAACATCAATCGATAGTTTTCTGGTGTGCGTGTTAGTCGGTGGGCGCGCTTAGTGTAGTCATAGAAAAACATTCGCGGGAATTGCTGCGGGATATCGTGATTCTCCCAATCGATATCCGAGATTGTGTTTGCTCGATGCACGGCTTGCACGTTTTGTTTATCGCACAGTTTCTGAAAGTTACCGAGCTCTTTTATATAGATATCCAAGAATTTCTCCGGGTTGTTTAACCACAGATCGGTCTTTTTCTTTCGGCCATTCTTGACGTTATCGAACTTGCCATATCCCGCGCTGCGCAAGCATGCCTCCTGGCAGTCTGCCAACAGACTACCGGGACATATGTCATCGTTGGGATATAGTGATAGCGACGATATCCGAAACGCTCGGTCGAATGGGTTATATTCTTTTTGAGTCTTTTTAATTTTGGTATTACTCAAACCAGTATCAATCAATTTCATAACATTACCTTTTGCTTTGGTGTTTCAATTGTATCACGACCACATATAAATAAAAG